ACGCTCTTTCTAATTTACCAGGTAATAAAGTTCTAGCTATTGTCTCGCCACTTGGTAGCATTTCTGTATAATCTGATAAACCAAATGCTGCACCTGCTCCTAAACTTTTTTTAGGATTTCTAGCTATAAAATTTAATACAGAACTTGAACCTGGAATCGAACCAAACTGACCTAAGTTTCTCATAAATGTTTGACCCATAGTGGGTTCAACATATGGAATTAATTCTTTGCTTTGAGACATTACTGGTGGTTTTCTAGAAAATAAATTTTTACCATATCTAAGAGCTGCAGGTATTCCTCGCATAGCAGCTGTTCGTAAAGCGTTGTATCCTAAAAAAGGTAAAAAGAAAGCGTGTTTTTCTCTACCACTAGCATCTCTGTTAGCATTATTACCAACTCCAAAAGTTGCTTGTGGTTCTACTGATCCACCTTTTGCATATCCTAACCCAGACGTAATCCCCGTTCCACGGCTGTCTACTTTACCACCTCTAAACATTGGTCTTCTAAATGTATTCATTATCCAAATATTCCTAACTTACCTAGTACACCGCCTGCTCCGGCTGCGCCTCCTAAGAAACTAGCTAATGGACTTGCTGGTGCTGCACTTGGTTGATACCCGACTGTTGTTACAGGTAATGCTCCCGGTTGTATTTGTGCTAGTTGTTGTCCTACTAGCCCTAATCTTGTAAATGGTTCAAACTGTGCCTCTCTTCCAGCAATTTGTTGTGCATCTAATTGTGCTTGTGCAAACGCTTGATCAGCTTGACCCATAGCTTGTTGGAATTCACCAAGACCTTGTCTCGCCGCTAGATCATCTGCTGCTGCAGCTCTTGCATCTTGAAATCCTGATGCTAATAATTGTGCTTGTAATCCTGCTCTACCTAATGCTGCTTGGTTTGCTGCTTCTGTCGCTTGTATACCTGCTCTTGCTCCACCAAAAGCACCTAGTCTTACAGCATTATCTCTTAATCCTGTTTGTTGTATTGCTTGTTGTCTATCAAATTCTGCAAGTGTAGTATCAATCACCTCTTGTTGATAAGGTGACATAAATTGTTGATAGGCTTGTGGTCCAACTAAAGATCCTAGTCCTGCTGCTGCAGCTGATGCATCTTTTTGTAGTTGTGTTTGTGCTGCAACTTGTGGATCAAATTTTGTTGTATCTATTTTTTGTCCAATAAGTGGTGTTAATTTTCTAGTAAAGGCTGTAAGCGCGCCTTCTAGTACCGGTGCCGGTAGTACTTGTGTTTGGTCTACTGACATTATGCTCTAGCCTCTAAGTTATTCATTAAATCATACATACGTTGTGCTCCTTTATTAACACTACCACCACCCGCTGCTCTGACTGCATCAGCAGTCATTACAAATTCGTTTTTAGATAATCGTGCCGGCACGTCATCTGCTTTTTCTTTTTTGCCTATTGGCACGAAACCGCCTTTTCTTAAATCCATTTCTTTTCCACCAAAGTCTAACATACCCCCTTCTGCTAAAGATACAATACCACCCTCTTTTAATCCTAATTCATTAAATACCTCCATTATTTCATCCTCTGTAAAGTCATTTACCTCCATAGCAAATCTAATTGCATCTCTTCTAGCTGCTGCAATTGCCTCCATATCTGCTCCTGCCTGTGCCATTTCTGCTGCCTGTGTTGCATTAAATTCTCTTAGTGCTTTAGTTGCTTCTGTAAATGCTAGATCTCCTGTTCCTTGTGCTGCTGGTATTGCAATTGCTCCACCTAATTCTTTTAATCCTGGAAATCTTGCACCTTTTTTACCTGCTTCAAATAAAAGTCCTGGATCTTTTCCAAATTTTCTAAATGTTTCTCCAGTTCCTGTTACAACATCAGATAAAGTTGCTATGCCTTCTCTACCAATATTTTCTGCACCTTGCATAAATCCTATTGGTTCAGGAGTTACTCCAGAAGCTTTCATAATTGCTGCTTCTCTAGCTGATGTTCCTGCTCCCCCTGTTTCAATACCAGATCTCATGCTACCAGATACTTCTGGTGAACTTAAGGCACCTGTTAAGCCAGCTATACCTGCTGACAATAAATTTAATTCTTCTGCTTCTGGATCTGATAATCCTTGAGCTAATAAATTTGATCCTGATGATAAAAGAGCTCGACCAAGTGGCCCAGCAAAAATACCACTAGCTGGCACTAAAAAAGGCACCGCTGCTGATAAAAATGGTAGAGCTGGTCTTAATTCTCTAGGTACAAATTTTCTACTGACACTACTAGTAAAACCTAAAAACTCGTCTTTAAGTTTTCTTTGTGCTTCTTTACGTTTTTCGTTTAAATCTGATAATATACCCATAATCTTCTAATTTACTTGTTTTTTGTTCAATCGTCAACGATCCTATATATTAGTTTTATTACCAAAAGCTGATGGTCCCACAACAACATTGACACTTCTTGATATATCCTCTTGTTTAGTGTCAGTTACTGGACTATTTACATCTTCTTCTGCCTCTTTATCAGACAAGTATTCTCTGCCTGTTTTAAGGTGTTTTATAGTCACTTCGACTCTTGGTTTATATACTTTTACTGTTTTACCATCTACTATTTGATCTTCGTAACTTTCTTCTTGTTCTACAAATGGCATTATCTGTCCTCCCTGTTAATTTCTAATATAGATGCGATAACATCCACATTACCGCTGGTTGCCTGCACCTTTAATATTTCACTCTCTAACATAATTAAAGGCTCACTTAATACTTGTTCTTTTTGACCTGATGTTAAAGTGACATCATTATCTACTACAAAAGCTGTGCCCGATGCATTAGTTAATGTTACTTTAACAACCGCTGATCCAGATGCGTCTTCTACAACCAAAAGAGATTTAACAATAGCACGTGAATTAGATGGTACTGTATATAAAGTCGTAACATCTGTAGTTGTTAAACTTACTTTATCATTTTTATATATATTAGCCACTATCCTAATCCTAACCAAGTAAATCGTTCTTGGTCTTCTTTTTGTTGTGTTAAGTATGTTGAGTTTAATTGTTCTATCAAAATAGATAACGCTCTATTTATTTGTCTTTGGTTATCTTCACTGTATTCTTTTTTAGGTTCCGGTAATCTCACTACTATCTTTGCCATTAGCCTCTCCTTCCATCTGGTTGTAGGTCCACTTGAAACGTACCAAATCTCCACGATTCACCGGCCCCTGTGTTTTCTATTTTAATATTTGCATAACGTCCTCTAGCTCTAGTGTCAACTTTAGTTGTGCTAGATGTTATTGTAAAAGGACTTAAGTTTGTAGCTGTACTATCATCAGCTGGAAAATCTTTTACAGATATAGTTACTTGGTTGTTACCTGTTAACACTTTAAAGTTTGGTAAAAATCTACGCATAGCTAAAAACACTTCACTTTGATCTTTTTGTAAAGAAAAACTAAAAGACTCAACAAAAGAAGTTAGTGCTGTCGTACTACCATCAGGATTAACTTGATCTGTTCCTATTTCGTGTTCAAAAAGCACAGTTTGTCCTAAACCACTTTCACCAACAACTTCTGGAAAAGTTCCTGAACTAGAACTGTTGTATGCAGTTGCATATGGTTTAGGATATACAAGTGAGTCTATCCAAGTTGTTCTTATAGAATTTGTATTCGTACCTGTATACCAATTACCCATAGGTAAATTAGCGTTATCTTGTCCATAGTTATAAACAACATATCTATCATTAAATGTAGCATTAGCTGTAGGATACCACCAAATAACTTCTGTAAACAAGTTATTGATACCTGCACAAATTTGTTGTCCTTTTGTAGTGTCAATATCATCGTAAACAAAATCCTCAACAGAACAAGGTAAGGTGTTGACCGTACCATCAAAAGAAAAGAATCCATTATTACCCATCCAATATGCAACACCATCTATTTCAATAGCCGCATTTTTACCGATGAGTCCACAGTTTGTACCAACCTGTTCAAAACCAAATGTAAATGGTGCACCTACAAACTTCATCGCATACAATGCATTGTCAGTCCATACTAGAATATTTTCTTTTGCAACTAACGCACCCATAATTTTTGTGCCATCTTGTAGTCTTTGTGTGCCTGCTGTGTTTGTAGCTTCAGGTGTATAATTATTTATATCTTCATCAACAGAGAATCTTATAAGCATATCATCTTGTGTTGTTGGTGTGCCTATCGTTACTTCTGTTCCAAAATGAATTAAGTGTCGTGTTGTTGGTGATATTAAAGTAACTCGAGTTGCAGTTGGATTATTTGTTGTTTCAAATCCAGATGTGTTTGTAGCAGCTCTATTGCCTGTTGGATTTGCAGCTCCTGCATTCCATGTAAATGTTTTACCGTTTGCGATTGTTGCAACTAACACTTCACCAAAATTACTTAAAGACCAAAGTCCTGGTTCAAGAGTTACAGTAGACGCTTGCACTGCACTACCATAACCTGAAAATAAACTTGCGTCTGTCACTGTAGCACCACTACTGTGTGCCTGTCCGTTGGATGTGCCAGCTGTTGCCGTTCCGTTTGTACCTCTGGTAATACCTAAAAATTGTGTAGATTC